TCTCATAAGTCAGACCTGCATGACAAATTTGAAAGTGTCATAAGGTTTGAAAAAGTCAAAGGTTTTTCTCGTATGCTGTCCCCACAAGCACAAGACTAATGCAAGTCCCAAATCGCTATCATCATTCAAAGAAGGAGCAAAAGCGAAAACTGAAACCGCAAGCACTCCGACAAGCAAAGGCACGACGCCAAGCACTCAAGAACCGCCTCTCACGGGGCGGTTCTTCTTTTTTGATAAATATCTAAAAAGTATCTTTCAAAGATGAGCGACGAAAATTATAAGGGTTTACAAGAAGCATATAATTCAATTTACGAAGCATTAAATGATCAGTCTGAATTGGACAATCTTCGTAAAGCATCTGCTCAGGCAACGATGGCAGGTCCATCAAAAGAAGCACAAGCATTGATGAGTGATAGAACAAAGAGAATGCTTGGTGCAGATAAATTAAAGGCAGGTATTGCTGGACAAGAGAGAGTGCAGAGAATGATGAGTGGTGCTCCAGAACCAACTGCACCAAAACCATCCTCAACTACATCAGCACCAGCACCATCATCGACAAGACCATCCACAACAATTCAACCAGGAACTTTTGGTACAACGATGGGACCTGGACCCACATTTAGAGGTGGACCTGTTCCTCCTCCAATTGTAAATCGTAATGCTATTCAACCCACTGATTGGGGATCTATAAAGTCTCCTACTTCAACTCAACAGACACAAACCCCACAGGCACCAAAACCTCCTGTTCCTGATAGAAGTGCAGATTATCAAAAAGCTTGGAATAATCGTAACAATCCAATTGCTAAGGGGCAAATAAGAAATACCTGGAATCAAATGTCGCCAGAAGAAAAGGCAGCGGCAAAAGAATGGGCAAAGGCAAATAACAAGAACTGGCAAGAAATGGGTCTTCCAGAAAGTGTTAATCTCTATGATCAAGTTCTAGAAATTCTTCTTGATGAAGGTTATACTGAGCAAGAGAGCAACCAAATTATGGTTGAACTTGTAAATGAAGCGGCTTGGAATGATTTTCTTAAAGCAGTTCAGAGTAGAACTGGAATTGGAAAACCTGGTGTTGGACCTGGACAAGTTGCTAAAAATGTTTTAAGAGCAGGGATATCTGATATTCTTGGAACATCTATTGGAGCAGGATCTGCACCATCTGCATCTGCACCAGTAAAGGCACCAACTGTAAGAACTCAGTCACCTGCACCAATTGTTAGAACATCCACTGCAAAAATAAGAACCGCTCCAAAAGGAGCAAACATTGCTCCCGATCCTTGGAAAGGTGGAACAACTGGAAATAAAATAAATGATATTACTCAAAAACCAACTGCAAAACCAACTACTACAAGAGCACTAACTGGATCTTCTGGACCTAATGTTCGTGGAGCATTACCATCTTCGTCTAGTTCTGCTCGTGGTGGTGCTATAACTCCTACTGCTAAACCTGGATCTGTAACTCCTGCTGCCAAACCAGTTAGTGGAAAACCTGTAAGTACAAGAATTCAACCAGTAACTGTTAGAGAAATTCCAAGTTCATCAAAAGGTCTACCAGGATCTAATGTTCGTGGACTGCTACCACAAGGTGTGAGAAATGTTCTTCCAGATCCATGGAAACAAGCTTCTGATACTATTTCTGGTGCTAGAAACTTGTGGAGTAGAGTTCAACAAGCAACTAAACCACAAGCACAATTAAAACCAACACAGACTAATGTTCGTGGATTGTTACCAGCAGCAAAACCAACACCATCAACTCAGGCAGCAAAACCTGCAACCTCAGTAAGATCTCAACAGTTCCAAGATGTTCAGAGATTGAATAGAATGACTGGTGGTGGTTTAATGGGAGAACTTCCAAGTACAAAACCAGCATCTAAACCTGCTCCTAAATCAACTCGTGTTGATAAGTTGGCACCAAAACCAGCAAAAGCAACAAAACCAGCAGTAAAACCACAAACTCCTGGCGGTGGTTCTAAGATTCTTCAAGGACTTGGAACACTTGCTTCACTTAGAAATCTTACGCCACTTGGAGTTGCCGCTGCTGTAATGGCACCTAGACCAACTGCTGATGGTACTTTAACTGCTGCTATGAAGCGTGGTGATGTTGCTCCACCTGCACCAAAACTTCCTGCACCAGCAAAACCTGCTGCTGCTAAACCAGCATCTAAACCAGCATCTAAACCAGCATCTAAACCAGCATCTAAACCTGCTGTTAAATCTACTGTTACTAAACCAGCATCTAAACCTGCTGCTAAACCAGCAGCACCAGTTGATACAGATCTTCAAAAATATGATGAATTAAGAAAAACTGATCCTGCAAAAGCAAAGGAATTGGGAACTAAGATTTGGCTTAGAAAGTATGGTATTCCTGGATCAGATTACGCATAACTATAAATAACTAAAAAACTATTGGTAAAATGGAAGCAAAACTAGTAAAAGACCTGATGGAGGCGTATGCTTCCGTTTATGCTCAACCAGAAGAAGTCATTGCTGAATCTGATTGTGAGTGTGAGGATGAGGAAAAGTCTGAAAAAGAGACTCCTGAAATGAATGGTAAGAAGAAAGGAAAGAAGGAAAAAGAAGATGAAGATGAAATGAAAGAAGGATATATCTCCGAAGATCCTGTTCAAGATTATCGTGATATGAAGAGGGCAAAGGAAAATGCTGCTGGAATGAGAGGTTCTGAATTAAGTCATTCCACTAATTCTACGGGTGGTGGATCTGCTAAACAAAAACCTCAGAAACCAGAACCAAGAAGTAGAGAGTTTTCTCACGGTGGTAGTTCTCAACCAAGAAGTAGAGAGTTTGCTCGTGAAGAAGTAGAAACTGATCTCTTTGATATTATTCTTGAGTATCTGGTTGCCGAAGGTTATGCCGATACTAATCAATCAGCTCTTGTCATTATGGCAAATATGAGTGAGGATTGGAGACAGAATATTGTTGAGACTATTGCTGGTGGAGGATATACTCCAAATCCAGTTGGAAATGCAATCAGAACTGGTGCTGGACTTCTCCAAAAGGCAATGAGTAATCCATCAGTTCAAGGTGCAATTAAAACTGGTTCTGAAATGTTAAAAAAGAAAGCACCAACTGGTGGATATAGCACCCGTCCTGGTGACGGAAAACCATATGCAGATGGTCCTCTCTGGGGTCCTGGTTCTGGTGATGCACCAAAACAACCACAAAGAAAACCACAAGCACCTATGAGAGACGAACCTCTCTGGTGATTGATTAAATAAATTTCATTTTTGGAGGTCATATGACCTCTTTTTTTTAATAAATAACTAAAAAACTATAACAAAATGGAATCAAAAGAAGTTAGAGGTTTGATGGAAGCATATTCTTCCGTTTATGAGCAGAGTATGCTTGATACTGTCGTTGATACTGCTACCAGTGCTGTAAAACCACCAGTTCAGAGACAGGCAAATAAAAAATATGGTCCTCTTGGTGGATATGTTGCCGGTAGAGAAGTTGATAAAATTGGCAATCAGGTAAAAAGTGGAGATTATGGTGGCGCTTTAAACCGTGCAGTACAGGGCGCTGGAAAATTGTTTAACTCTGTTGATATGTTTGACATTGTAAAAGGACACCTTCTCGACGAAGGTTATGCAGATACCGAAGAAGCAGCTCTTGCTATTATGGCGAATATGAGTAAAGAGTGGAAGAAGAGTATTGTTGAGCAAGCAAAGGATGACTTGGAATCACCAGATTACAAGAGAGCAAAGGGGATTGTGAATAAAGGAGGATCAGGAAATGCGGGTGGCACATACAAAGGTGACAAACCAGGTTATGATCCGATCACTGGAATTCGTTTAAAGGGAGTCTGACCCACTTCCCAAACTGGCACATAAGAGGGTCTCACCACCCTCTTTTTTTGTATAATGATTTCATACGCATCAGACCTATGACTGTCCGCCACGAAATCAAGTCCCAACTTGCCAAACTGCTTGCCACTGAGGATCTTGTTGTTGAGCATAAGAAGGTGGAGACTGCTTGCTTCAACGTTCATACTCGTGTTCTGACTCTGCCTCTATGGGAACGTGCAAGTGGAACTGTTTATGATCTGCTGGTGGGTCATGAAGTCGGACACGCTCTCTATACACCTGACGAGAATTGGTTGAAGGAACACAAGATTCCACCACAGTTTGTGAATGTAGTGGAGGATGCTCGTATTGAGAAACTAATGAAGCGTCGTTATGCTGGTCTTGCTAAGACTTTCTATAACGGATACAAAGAACTTGCCGATGAGGATTTCTTCCAAATCAAAGATGATAATCTAGAAACTTATAATCTTGCCGACCGTGCAAACCTCTGGTTCAAGGTTGGTAACTATGTGGATGTGCCCATTGAGCGTGGTGAAGAGACTGAAATCATCAACCTGATTGCGGAAACTGAAACCTTCGCTGATGTTCTAATTGCCGCAGAGGTACTTTATAATTATTGCAAACACAAGCAAGAAGAAGAAACCAAGACTCCGATGGACAATCTGGAATCTCAGGATTCTGGTGCAAGTCAACAACCTGCTTCTGATTTTTCAGATCAGCAAGAGGGTGAGAATGACCAACCTCAGGGAGATACTTCTGAATCTCCTGCTTCTAGTGAAACTAATCAAGAGAAGAAACCTACTTCTCAGAGTTCTGAAAAGGATGAAGAACCCGAAGTCAAGACGATGGATAATCTTGAAGAGGCACTTAAAGATCTAGTCAATAATGACGGTTATGAGAATGTTTATCTTGAACTTCCTCAGGTTGATCTGAATAAGATTATTGTTCCTAATGCAGAGATTCACGAAAAGTGTTTTTCGGAGTGGAACAACTATCTTGAAAGGAACGAATATTCTGAAAATGATATTTTTGGTGAGGTTGATAAGAAGTTTGCGGAGTTCAAGCGTTCTGCTCAAAAAGAGGTCAACTATCTAGTGAAAGAGTTTGAGTGTCGCAAGGCAGCAGATTCTTATGCTCGTGCTACAACTGCTCGTACTGGTGTTCTTGACTGCTCTAAACTTCATACCTATAAGTACAACGAAGATATTTTTCGTAAAGTAACTACACTTGCCGATGGTAAAAATCACGGTCTAGTGTTTGTATTGGACTGGTCTGGTTCAATGGGTGATGTAATGGTGGATACTGTCAAGCAACTTTTCAATCTTGTTTGGTTCTGCAAAAAAGTTTCTATTCCTTTTGAAGTCTATGCTTTCACTACTGACTATCCTCTTGTGAAGTATGATGATGATGGTAAAGCAACCCTCCGTGATCTCTCCTATAAAAAGCGTGATGGTCTTATTCAAGTTGGGGAGTGGTTTTCTATGATGAATCTGATTACCAGTAAAGTGAATGGTAAGAATTTGGATATTCAAATGAAAAATATTTTTCGCCTTGCAGCATCATTCCGATATAATTCTTATGCACGTTATTCTGCTCCTCTTGGGATGAGTCTTTCTGGTACTCCTTTGAATGAGGCAATGATTTCTCTTCATCAGATTCTTCCAAAGTTTCAGAGTGAAAACAAACTTCAAAAAGTTCAGTGTGTTGTATTGAGTGATGGTGAAGGATCTATGCTCAAATATCATCGTGAGGTTCAGCGTCGCTGGGAGGAAGAACCTTTTATGGGCACAGCACATATTGGTCCTAATGCTTTTATTCGTGATCGTAAGACTGGTATGACCTATTCTTGTGATTGTGATTATCACGAGTTCACTGACATTCTGCTTCGCAATCTTCGGGATAGGTTTACTGATATTAACTTTATTGGTATTCGTGTTCTTGAATCACGTGATGCTGGTTCTTTTATTCGTCGTTATTGTGGATTCTTTGGACCTGATTATGAAAAGACAATGAGTTCTTGGAAAAAGGAGAAAGCATTCACGATTAAGAAGTCTGGGTATCACTCTTACTTCGGTCTTTCTGCCAGTGCTCTTGCTCAGGACAGTGAATTTGATGTACAAGAATCTGCAACCAAAGCACAAATCAAATCTGCTTTTGTGAAAAGTTTGAAATCCAAAAAGATGAACAAAAAAATTCTTGGTGAGTTTGTCGAGTTGGTTGCCTGATCCAATTTTCAAACTGGCACAGTAGGGGGTTTCTACCCCTCTTTTGCTTGTATAATTACTTTGTTGAAAAAAACAACCTAACTACATCATGCCTCGCAAGTCTTCTGTGAACGATCAACAACTTATTGAAAGCATCAAAGAACTTTACGGATCTGAAATCACTGCTGGAGATCTGAAAGGATTTTGTGCTTCTCGTTCTCTGAACTATCAAACTGTAACTCGTCGCCTTGAAAATTATAAAACCTCACGTGGTCGTTGGAATTTGGAAGTGACTCAACAACGTGTTGATGAGATTGAGCGTTCTTTCCAAGCACCTGCCGTTCTTCCTGCCGCCGAACAAAATCTTATTCCTGACAAAGATGATACCTTCGTCAAGTTTGGTAACTTTAATGATATTAAAAAAATTATTCAGTCCCGTATTTTTTATCCTGCATTCATTACGGGTCTTTCGGGTAATGGTAAAACGTTCTCTGTTGAGCAAGCGTGTTCTCAACTTAACCGTGAACTCATCCGTGTAAACATCACCATCGAAACTGATGAAGATGATCTGATTGGTGGTTTCCGTCTTGTGAATGGCGAAACTGTGTGGCACAATGGTCCTGTGGTCGAAGCACTTGAACGTGGTGCCGTGTTGCTGCTGGATGAGATTGACCTTGCTTCCAACAAGATCCTGTGCCTTCAATCTATTCTGGAAGGTAAGGGTGTGTTCCTTAAAAAGATTGGTCGCTTTGTGAAACCTGCTGCTGGTTTCAATGTGATTGCCACCGCCAACACCAAAGGTAAGGGTTCTGATGATGGACGATTCATCGGCACCAACGTGCTCAATGAGGCATTCCTGGAACGCTTCCCTGTGACCTTTGAGCAGTCCTATCCCGCCCCTGCAACCGAGCAGAAGATCCTGGAAGGCATCGCTCTGGATCTTGGCGTGGAAGACCGCGACTTCTGCAAGCGCCTGGTGGACTGGGCAGACATCATCCGCAAGACCTTCTACGATGGTGGTATTGAGGAAATCATCAGCACCCGCCGTCTGGTTCATATCATTCGTGCTTACAGCATTTTCCAAGACAAAGCAAAGGCAATCCAAGTTTGTGTGAATCGCTTTGACGACGAAACCAAGCAAGCATTCCTTGAACTCTATGACAAGGTTGATGCTGATTTCCAACTTCCTGTTGACGAACAGCAGGCAAACTGATAGAATATAAGGAGGTCAATGTGCCTCCTTTTTACCCTTTACTATGAAACAAAATGTCAGAAAACTTTGAGAGCACTTACGAAAGTTCAATCCCTAATCAAGATTTCTGGGAGGAAGATGGTATTAGTTTAACTGGAAATCCTTATGCCTCACCAGATACAATCATCTTTGGATCACGACTTCCTGGTGGTCTTGGTGAAGATCATCTATCATTGAATATGCCTTCCACTTTTAATTTGAAAATGCCCGAAGATACAAACAAAAACGGTTTCTGGAAATACAACGAAGATAAAATCCTGAAACAACTTGAAGAATATATTGCAAGCACTTATCGCCAGCATTATGTTGATCGAACTGGTGGTGGTAAAGAACAAACTCTCGATAAGATCAAGCACAATCGCCGCGAAGGATTCTGCGCTGGTAATGTAACCAAGTATATTGATCGGTATGATACGAAAGGAACTCCCCGTGCAGATCTCTTTAAAGTTCTTCACTATACAATTCTTCTGATTAATCACCTTAATCTGATTGAAAACAAATGAAACTCCAAGATAAAACTATGAAACTTTCTGACAATACCCTTGTTATTCTTAAAAACTTTGCGGGAATCAATAATTCCATTCTTGTAAAGGAGGGTAACAAACTTCGTACTATTTCTGTTGCAAAGAACATCCTTGCAGAAGCAGACATTACGGAAGAGTTTCCTCGTGACTTTGCCATTTATGATCTGAACCAGTTTCTGAATGGTCTTGGTTTGCACCAAGATCCCGATCTTGATTTTACTGAGCAGTCTTATCTCAGCATCAAAGAGGGTAAGCGTCGGGTGAAGTATTTTTATGCTGATCCTAATGTGATTATTTCACCCCCTGATAAGGAGATTCAACTTCCTTCGGCAGATGTTTGTTTCCAACTGGACAGCACTTCTCTTGAAAAACTTGTCAAGGCAGCAGCAGTGTATCAACTGCCCGACTTGTCTGCCGTTGGTGAGAATGGTGTGATCAAACTGGTAGTCCGTGATAAGAAGAACGATACCTCTAACGAGTATGCGATTGTAGTTGGTGAGACTGATGATCAGTTTACCTTCAACTTCAAAGTAGAAAATATCAAGATTATTCCTGGCGCATATGATGTGGTTGTGTCTTCTAAACTTTTGTCACAGTTCACTAATACCAAGTACAATTTGAAGTATTATATTGCTCTGGAACCTGATTCTACCTTTGGATGAACATCTTCGTAACTTCTCCTTGGCCTGCTGAAAGTGCCATTTGTCTTCCCGACAAACACATCGTCAAGATGCCTCTGGAATGCTGCCAAATGCTTTCTATCGTTGCATCTGAGAAGTGGGGTCATAACTATGGCACTCTTCCTAAGACTGATGGCACTCCCTACCGAACTGAAAAAGGTGCGTTTCGTAATCATCCCTGTACCAAATGGGCAATGGATAGTATCCATAATGCCTATTGGTTAATTAAGTGGGGGATGAACTTATCTGATGAATATCAACTGCGATATGGAAAAGTTCATTCTTGTTATAAAACACTTGTAGATGCTTACTATCTTTTTCCAAAGGGGAAGATTACTGAAGTAACTCCATTTGCTAGGGCAATGCCTGAAGAATGGAAATTTGATGAGAGCATTGATACCTTTACTGCATATAAAAGGTATATTGCTTCTAAAACTTGGGTGAAGGATAATTACCTTCGTATGCCTGAGCGTAAACCTGATTGGATTTGATTATGAACAGTGATTTTATTTGGGTTGAGAAGTATCGACCCAAGACTATTGAAGATTGCATTCTTCCAGAAAGTACAAAGAAAACGTTTCAGGAGTTTCTAAATAGGGGTGAAATTCCGAATATGCTTCTTGCTGGTCCTCCTGGTATCGGTAAGACAACAGTTGCAAAAGCACTCTGCAATGAACTTGGAGTAGATGTATATGTCATTAATGGATCCGACGAAGGTAGATTCCTCGATACTGTCCGAAACAATGCGAAGAACTTCGCTTCGACCGTCTCACTTTCGTCAGATGCTAAACACAAAGTTGTTATCATTGATGAGGCAGACAACACAGGAAACGACGTACAACTCCTCCTACGGGCGTTTATTGAGGAATTTGCTGGTAATTGCCGTTTCATCTTTACCTGCAACTACAAAAACAAAATCATTGAACCCCTACATTCCCGTTGCGCCGTCATCGACTTTGGGATTAAAGGGAAAGAAAAAACAGCATTGGCAGGATCCTTTTTCAAGCGTCTCCAAAATATCTTGGATGCAGAAGGCGTCAAATATGATCCGAAAGTCCTTGCAGAACTTATCAATAAACACTTCCCAGACTGGCGACGAGTCCTCAATGAATGTCAAAGGTATTCGGTGGGGGGAGAGATTGACTCGGGTATTCTTGCATCTTTCTCAGACATCGCTGTAAATGATCTTCTCAAAAATCTTAAAGAGAAAAACTTCCCAGAAGTTCGAAAGTGGGTGGTATCTAACTTGGATAATGATACTACTGTATTGTTGCGTCGCATTTACGACTCTCTTTATAGTTCTCTCGAAAACAATAGCATTCCTGCTGCTGTGCTTGTTCTTGCTAAGTATCAGTATCAATCGGCATTTGTTGCAGACCAAGAAATCAATATGCTTGCCTGTTTAACTGAGATTATGGTGGAGTGTGAATTCAAATGAGTAAAAAGCATCAAGTAAAAGCAAAGTGGTACTATATTTTTTGGGGTCTGATGGCAGTTGCCGTAGTTGGCGGACAAATTTACGTTGGAACTGGATATCGTGAAATGGCACAAGCAACTAAAAATACTGAAATTTCTGTAAGGTGTATCTACGATGGGACTACTAAAAATCAATAAAGCAAATCTTGTCGAACATCCAGTAAAGACAACTCCTGAGAATGTGAAAGAGGCGAATGAAGGTCTCTTTCGTGCAAAAATGACTCTTCCCGCTGCCGCAAAGCATTGTGGTATGACGCAGAAAGAAATGAAACTCACTTTTAGAGAATATTTGAAGTATCACCCTATTGATTATGAAAATAACTCCACTACTAAATAGAAGTGGAGTAGTTTATAAGTTATGGCTAAAGGTACTATCTACGAACATAGAGAACCAACAGAAACTGAACTTGCTTGGATTACTGGTATATGGGAAGGTGAGGGGTCTTGGTCTTATAAAAAAGGAAGAACAAGAACCTTTGCTAATGGAAAAACTTATACTGAAAAGGACTATCTTTCTATGAGTATGTCTATGACTGATCAAGATATTATGGAGCGTGTTGCTGCTATAATGGATGGTAGGAAAATAACTTATACTGATGGCGGTCCAGTCCATAAAGCAGCAGGTCAAAAACCAACTTATTACATAAACCTTCAAGGTGAAGCAGCAAAAAGATGGTCTGAATTGATGAAACCTTATCTTGGTAATAGACGCCGAGAAAAGTATGAAATGATTATGGAGAAATTGAATGCCTTACACACAAAAATCTCTTAAAACTTGTTTAAGATATCCTGGCGGCAAGTCCCGTGCTTGCGAAAAGATGGGACCTTACTTTCCAGATCTTAGTAACTACCAAGAATTTCGTGAACCATTTCTTGGTGGTGGAAGTGTTGCGATTTATATCACCAAGAAATATCCTAACCTAGATATTTGGGTAAATGACCTTTATGAACCGCTTGTAAACTTCTGGCAACAACTCCAGATGTTTGGTGCTGACCTTAAAGATAAACTTGTAGATCTTAAGACGACAAACAATACTCCTGTCCTGGCGAAAGAACTTTTTCTTAAAGCAAAGGAGCAAGTTAATGACAAAGATTTGCCAAGCATTGATCGTGCTGTGGCTTTTTACATTGTCAATAAGTGTAGTTTCAGTGGTCTCACAGAGAGTTCATCATTTTCAGAACAAGCATCAAACTCCAACTTCTCAATGCGAGGGATTGAAAAACTGCCTGCATATTCTGAACTAATTAAAAACTGGCGTATAACTAATTACTCATACGATTATCTAATGGATGGAAACGAAGGTGCTTTTATGTATCTCGATCCTCCTTATGATATTAAGGATAATCTCTATGGGCGCAAGGGATCAATGCACAAAGGATTTGATCACGATAAGTTTGCTACCGATTGTGATACTAATAATATGGATCAATTGGTAAGTTATAACTCTGATCAACTTGTAAAGGATCGTTTTAAGAACTGGAATGCTGCTGAGTTTGATCTAACTTATACGATGCGTTCAGTTGGTGAATATATGCGTGAGCAAAAACAACGTAAAGAACTCTTGCTTTTTAATTATGGAATTGAAGGACTGGTTAAACTCGATCAATCAAACGAAGAATCATCTGATTGATGAGGATCCTTCTATTGAGAAGGAATATGCTCCTTATATTATCAATCGTTGTCTATCTGGACACATTGATTGTGTGATGTATGCTAATGAAATGAATCGATATCATTTCCTTCCAAAGAAGTTGCAGTATGATTTTTTTATAAATAGTCTGAGGAAAAAGAAGAGATTTTCTCCCTGGATCCGACAAGATAAAATCAAAGATCTTGATTATGTCAAACGTTATTATGGTTATAGTAATGAGAAGGCAAAACAAGCTTTGAAGATTCTAACAAACGAACAACTTACTTTTATAAAATCGAAATTTGAAACTGGAGGAACAAAATGAGTGTCGTTCAAGAACCTGAAGTGAAGTGGACGCCCGATCAAATGGTTGAGGTGGTTCTTAACGAACCAGACGACTTTTTGAAGGTACGCGAAACTTTGACCCGTATCGGAGTCGCTTCACGAAAGGAAAAGAAAATCTATCAGTCTTGCCATATTTTACACAAGCAAGGTAGATACTATCTCGTTCACTTTAAGGAACTGTTTGCCCTGGATGGTAAGCACGCAAACCTGACCGTGAACGATGTTCAGCGTCGCAATCGTATCGCCCAACTTCTTGCTGATTGGGGTCTGATTACAATTGTCGATGTAACTAAAATTCAGGACATCGCTCCACTTAACCAAATTAAAGTTCTTGCTTATAAGGATAAGGGCGATTGGATTCTAGAAACCAAGTATAATATTGGTGCAAAAAAGAAAAGGGTGGAAGAAACCGAATGATTTTGTAGGGAGTTCCGCACTCCCTTTTTTATTGGTTATCGATATATAATGATAAGGACGCCTTCGGGGTCCACACAACACAAACTCGCTTTTAAAGGAGCTACCATAATGACTAACCTTTCACGGTATACTGCTGCGGATCTTCCTACCCTTATGGATAGGATTACTCGTAATAGCATCGGAATGGATGAATACTTTGATCGTATTTTTAAACTTCATGAAACAACTTCTAATTATCCCCCATATAACCTTGTTCAGGTGAGTAATGTAGAATCTCGTTTAGAACTTGCACTTGCTGGATTTAAAAAGGAGGAAGTAAATGTATACACGGAGTATGGAAAACTTTTTATCGAAGGACAAAAGGAGGATAGGGAGTCTGATACCCGTTACGTCCATAAGGGACTGGCTCAACGATCTTTCAAGAGAGCATGGACATTATCGGACGACACTACAATCAAAGAGGTTACATTTGAGGATGGATTGTTAACTGTAACTCTTGGTAAGATTGTTCCCGAACATCATGCTCGTAAAGATTATCTATAAATAACTTCGAATATCGTCGGCGCGGGAGGCAACTGGCAAAATCCAGTTGACACCTCCCCTTTTTCTTGCTAAAATGACTGAGGTAACCGGAACAAAATGTCTATAAAACTGATGCTCCTTAAAACAGGAGAAACTATCATTGCTGATGCAAAAGAACTTGTTTCTGATGAAATTGTGCGTGGATATCTTTTAGGAAATCCACACTACGTTGAAACAAAAGAAAAAATGGTTCTTACTGAAAGTGATACTGGGAAATCCAATTATGAAATCGATGTAGTTCTTACTCCTTGGTTGATCTTATCAAAAGATAAAGAATTTGTTGTTGCAAGAGACTATGTTACTACAATTTGTGATCCTATTCCTTCCGTTGAAGAAATGTATAAGGACAAAACTGGAATTCCACTAGATGTAACTGAAACAGAGGTTGTGGGTGATGAATGATGATAGAATTGTAAAATGTATTTTACTCAGCGTAGATGTTCTTTTAATTACTGAAATCATAGAGTTATCCGCTGATATTGGTGAACCAGATTGTAAACTTATTAATCCATATCGTTTTCATGATTTGGAAAATATGACACCATGGGTTAATGCTTCTGAACAATCTGAATATATGATTAGATCTAGTGATATTTTAACAATCGCTGATCCCAAAACAGAAATCATTGAAAAGTATCTTGAACTAACTGCATAATGCGATTTTACACAAACGTTCAAATGGTCGGGGATAACTTCCTTGTTCGTGGTTATGAAGATGGTAAACACTTTATGACCCGTGAGAAGTTTAACCCGACTCTTTTTGTCCCTGCAAATAAAAAAACTAAATATCAAACATTGAACGGGGAATATGTTGAATCAGTGCAACCTGGTTCTGTTCGTGATTGTCGTGAGTTTGTAAAAAAATATGAGGGTGTAGAAAACTTCAAAATCTTTGGAAACACTCAATACATTTATCAGTATATTTCTGAAATGTATCCTGAGGAAGAATTGAAGTTTGATATTAATAAGATCAAAGTTACTACTCTTGATATTGAGGTTGCATCGGAAAATGGATTTCCTGATGTAGAATCTGCAGCAGAGGAAGTTCTCCTTATTACTATTCAGGATTATTCCTCTAAAAAGATTCGTACTTGGGGTCAAGGTCCTTTTAACAATCAGCAGAAAAACGTAGAGTATCGTTCTTTTTCCAGTGAGTACGATCTTCTCAATGATTTCATTCATTGGTGGATGATTGAAGAAAATACACCAGAAGTTGTTACTGGATGGAATATTGAACTGTACGATATTCCGTACCTTGTTCGTCGTCTGGATCGTGTTCTGGGTGAGAAGTTGATGAAACGTATGTCACCTTGGGGTCTTGTGACTGAAGATGAGATCTATATCGCAGGTCGTAAACACATTTCTTATGATGTTGGTGGTATTACTCAACTTGATTACCTAAACCTTTACAAGAAGTTTACTTATAAGGCACAGGAATCCTATCGCTTGGATTATATTGCTGAGGTTGAACTTGGTCAGAAAAAACTGGATCACTCTGAGTTTGATACCTTCAAGGACTTCTATACGAAGGGTTGGCAAAAGTTTGTAGAATACAACATCGTTGACGTGGAACTTGTTGACCGAATGGAAGACAAGATGAAACTGATTGAACTTGCAATCACGATGGCATATGACGCTAAGGCAAACTATGCTGATGTATTTTCTCAGGTGAGGATGTGGGATACTATTATCTACAACTATCTGAAAAAAAGGAATATTGTTATTCCCCCTAAGGAGCGTTCTGATAAGGATTCTAAGTATGCTGGTGCATATGTGAAGGAACCTATTCCTGGAAAGTATGACTGGGTGGTGAGTTTTGACTTGAACTCACTGTATCCACACCTTATTATGCAGTACAACATTTCACCAGAAACTCTTCTGGATGAGAAGCACCCGACTGTAACTGTCGATAAAATCTTGAACCAGGAAATCACATTTGAACTTTACAAAGACAAAGCAGTCTGTGCTAACGGTGCAATGTTCCGTAAAGATGTGCGTGGATTTCTACCAGAACTGATGGAAAAGATCTATCAGGATCGAACCATTTACAAAAAGAAAATGCTTGCCGCCAAGCAAGAATATGAAAAGAAAAAAACAAAGGAACTGGAAAAGGAGATTGCTCGGTGCAATAACATTCAGATGGCGAGGAAGATTCAACTTAACTCTGCTTATGGTGCTATCGGCAATCAGTATTTCCGTTACTACAAACTAGCAAACGCTGAGGCAATCACCTTGTCTGGTCAGGTTTCCATTCGTTGGATTGAGAACAAGATGAATGCCTATCTGAACAAGATTCTCAAAACTAGTGAGGTTGATTATGTTATTGCTTCTGATACCGACTCCATTTATCTTAATATGGGTCCTCTGGTTGAAACTATATTCAATGGAAGAGAGAAAACTACTGAAGGCATTGTCACGTTCCTTGATAAGGTCTGTAAGGTGGAACTTGAAAAATATATTGAAGGTTGCTACCAAGAACTGGCGGAGTATGTGAACGCATACGATCAAAAGATGCAGATGAAGCGTGAGAATATTGCTGAACGTGGAATCTGGACTGCTAAGAAGCGTTATATCTTAAATGTCTGGGATAGTGAAGGTGTACGCTATGAAGAACCTAAACTGAAAATGATGGGTATTGAGGCAGTTAAATCTTCTACACCAGCACCTTGTCGTAAGATGATTAAGGATGGTCTCAAACTGATGATGAGTGGGACAGAAGATGATGTTATCAATTTTATTGATAAGTGCCGCGAAGAGTTCAAGTCTTTACCACCAGAACAGATTGCTTTTCCTCGCACAGCATCTGATGTTCGCAAATATCAATCACCATCAACCATTTATGCCCACAAAACTCCCATTCATATTCGTGGAGCACTTCTCTTTAATCATTATGTGAAAGAAAAGAAACTCACTAATAAGTATTCTTTGATTTCTAATGGTGAGAAGATTAAGTTTGTTTATTTGAAAAAACCAAACATTATTCAAGAGAATATCATTTCTTTCATTCAAGATTTTCCTAAGGAACTTGGTCTTGACAAATACATTGACTATGAACTACAATTTGAGAAGAGTTTTGTAGAACCACTAAAATCCATCCTTGATGCTATTGGTTGGAATGTAACCAAGATAAATACATTAGAAAGTTTCTTTTTGTAAAGTATGTTTTATGTTTATGGTTATTTGGATGATAAAGATGAAATCTATTATGTAGGAAAGGGTAAGGGGAGAAGACATAACCATCCCCATCATCATTTGGTTAATGTTCCTTTTGATAAAGATAAAATTATTTTCTTTGAAAAGAATATGACAGAAGAACAATCAATAAACCTTGAAAGAAAACTTATAAAATTTTATGGTAGAAGGGGTATTGATAGGGGTGGATGTTTAATTAATAAAACTAAAGGTGGTAATGGTGGATTTAGTGGAAAAATGTCTGAAGAGACAAAGAAAAAAATTGGAGAATCTCAAAGGGGAAAAGTTGTAAGTGAGGAGGTTAGAAAAAAAATAAGTAACACACTAAAAGGAAAAAAACATAGTCCACAAAGAATTAAGAATATAAGAAAGGGAATGGGATGTGAAACTTATAAATTCATTTCCCCAGAAGGTAAAATATTTGAAGTTGATAATATGACGCAATTCTGCTATGATAGAAATCTACTGCAAAGTTGTATGTCAGACATTTGGAACAACAAACGAAATTCTCATAAAGGATGGAAAAAAGCTTAATGGATTTGCCTATTAATGATGAAGAACTGAATACTATTGTGAAAGCACTTGGGTTTGGAGGAGATGCTGCACTTTATCATAAACTTAAATTGGTAAAGGAACTCAGAGAACAAGGTTTGCCTTATAAAAAAATACTTCGTGAAGAATACGGGATGGTTGCCTAATGGATTTTCTTAAAGATATTGTAAAAGAGATTGGTGATGACTTTACTAAGTTAGCATCAGATATTGATGAGACTGAGACTTATGTTGATACGGGTTCATACGTTTTTAATGCACTGGTTTCAGGTAGCATATTTGGTGGTGTATCTGGGAATAAGATTACTGCTATTGCTGGAGAGTCTAGTACTGGAAAGACTTTTTTCTCTCTCGCAGTGGTTAAGAATTTCCTTGATACTCACTCCGATGGTTATTGTCTCTACTTTGATACTGAGGCTGCTATTAATAAATCAATGTTGATTTCTCGGGGAATCGATCTTGATCGATTTGCTAGGGTAGAAGTTGTAACTGTTGAAGAGTTTCGCAGCAAAGCACTTAAAGCAGTAGAGTTACATCTTAAAAAACCAGTAGATGAGCGCAGACCTTGTATGTTTGTGCTAGACTCTTTGGGTATGCTTTCGACTGAGAAAGAGATTACTGACGCACTTAATGATAAGCAAGTTCGGGATATGACTAAATCCCAACTGATTAAAGGTGCTTTTCGTATGCTTACCCTTAAATTGGGTCAAGCAAATATTCCAATGATTGTAACTAACCACACCTATGATGTCATTGGTGCTTATGTTCCTACTAAGGAAATGGGTGGTGGTAGTGGTCTTAAGTATGCCGCTTCTACTATCATTCATCTCTCAAAGAAAAAGGAAAAGGATGGAACAGAAATTGTTGGAAACATTATCAAGGCAAAGACTGCTAAGTCGCGTTTGAGTAAGGAAAACCAACAAGTTGAAGTTCGTCTTTATTATGATGAGCGCGGTCTTGATCGGTATTATGGTCTTCTAGAACTGGGAGAAATCGCTGGACTCTGGAAGAACGTTGCTGGACGTTATGAAATTAATGGCAAGAAAGTTTATGGCAAACAGATTCTTGCCAACCCTGATGAGTATTTTACCGAAGAAGTAATGCAGCAACTTGATGCTGCCGCGAAAAAAGAATTCTCTTATGGAACGAATTGAGACAACAATTCTCAGAAACCTTGTATTCAATGAAGACTACTCACGTAAGGTCATACCTTTCATTCAACCAGATTATTTTGAACAGAAATCGGAAAAAATCATTTTTGAGGAAATTGTCCAATTCATTGTTAAGTATGGTTCAGCAATTACGATCGAAGCACTTAATATTGAAGTAGAAAACAGAACTGATTTAAACGAAACTGAAATCAAAGAAATCAGAGAAATTAATAGTTCTCTGAATGATAATCTTGTAGATAAGCAATGGTTACTTGATACTACTGAGAAGTGGTGTCGTGATCGTGCTATTTACTTGGCATTGATGGAATCAATTCACATTGCCGATGGTAATAATGAAAAAAAGAATCGGGATGCTATTCCTTCTATTCTTTCCGATGCTCTTGCCGTGAGTTTTGATAACAATATCGGACACGATTACTTACAAAACTATGAAGAGCGTTATGAATTTTATCACCGCCAGGAAGATAAGATCGAGTTTGATCTTGACTATTTTAATAAAATTACAAAAGGTGGTCTTCCTAATAAGACTCTCAATATCGCTCTTGCTGGTACGGGTGTCGGAAAGAGTCTCTTTATGTGCCATGTTGCTGCTTCCGTCTTACTGCAAGGCAGGAACGTTCTCTACATCACTCTTGAAATGGCGGAGGAGCGAATTGCTGAGCGAATTGATGCAAACTTATTGAATGTTCCTATTCAACAATTGGTTGATCTCCCTCGCCAAATGTTTGAAAATAAGGTCACTAACCTTTCAAAGAAAACTCAGGGATCTCTTATAATTAAGGAATATCCCACTGCTTCTGCACATAGTGGTCACTTTAAAGCACTTCTTAATGAACTTGCACTTAAGAAGTCATTTAGACCTGATATTATTTTCATTGATTACCTTAATATATGTGCTTCCAGCAGGTATAAGTCAAACCTTTCTGTCAATTCTTATTCTTATATTAAAGCGATTGCAGAAGAACTTCGTGGATTGGCGGTGGAATTCAATGTTCCCATTGTCTCTGCTACCCAGACCACTAGGAGTGGTTATGGCAACTCTGATGTTGAACTTACTGATACTTCTGAATCTTTTGGTTTGCCTGCTACTGCTGATCTTATGTTTGCCCTTATTAGTACAGAAGAACTGGAACAGTTGGGGCAGATTATGGTGAAGCAATTGAAGAATCGTTATAATGACCCAACAATCTATAAGCGTTTCATTGTGGGTATTGATCGTGCCAAAATGAGACTCTATGATTGTGAGCAGACTGCTCAAAAGGATATACTTGACTCTGGACAGGAAGACGAGTATAATGATTACGAAGACAAGAAACCAAAAAAGTCGTTTGAAGGATTTAAATTTTAATGGAAACTGCTAAACACGTTAATTTTGATAAGTATGCTGAGTTTGTGGATGCTGTAACTTCTGATGCATCTAAGGACTTTCTTGCCCTCTCTGACCGTCTAGTTGCTCTTGATGAAAAGGGTGCAAATATTGAACGTCTTCTGACTGCTGCTGTTGGTATCAATGCCGAAGGTGGTGAGTTTATGGAGATCGTCAAAAAAATGATCTTTCAAGGTAAACCTTTTAACGAAGATAATCGTGAGCATATGATTATCGAACTTGGAGATATTATGTGGTATGTTGCCCAAGCTTGTATGGCACTTGATGTGACTCTTGATGATGTTGTTGCCCGTAATGTGCAAAAACTTCTCAAGCGTTATCCTGAGGGTGCTTTTGATGTTTACTTTTCTGAAAACCGTGCTTCTGATGATCGATGACTAAACAAAAACAAGTGACAATCAAAATGGATGTTCGTTCTGCTGCGGCAGTTCGTCAAATTCTCTTTGATTCCCAACAAGGATATACATATAATGAATCAAGTGTTCCTCCTAGAATTTCTGATATTCGTGCAGTAATTCTTGATATTGATGAAAAAATTAGTTCAGTTGTAGAGTAATGGATTTATTGATAGGTATCTGGGAGAAAGAATTGTTTCTCCCTTACATCATCGGCATCATGATTGTCGGTGGTCTTGTCAAACAATACGGTGTGCTGAATGAAGTCTTCGTAGCACTTCGTAATACATTCAAATCAAATCGTTTAGTTGTTGCTGCTACTGCTCTTGCTGGTGGTGTTCTACCCATTGAAGGGCGAGTTGTTATGTCGGCTCCCCTTCTGGATTCCATCGCTAGCGACAAAGCACAATCTCGCTCCAAGTTTGGTATTGTAGATTATCTTTCTACGCACCACTATTACTGGTGGTCGCCACTTGAGAAGACTGTTGTGCTTCCGATGGCAGCACTAGGAATGTCTTATACTCAGTATATGGGATATACGATTGTTCCTCTGATGATTGTTCTAGCGTTCGCTGGTGTATTCATCTTTAAATACGTCAAGGAAACTGACGTTGAGATTGTGTCTGAGACACGCACATTCAGTTGGAACCGTCTGCTGAAAGGTTGGGCACCTATCGTTGCTACGATGTGGTTCTTAGTCTGCTATGGCGACCCCGATATGCCTTACCTGTTCTCTGTATGGTTTACTGGTCTTGCTGCTTACTATTCATTCATCTGTAATGATTGGAAGTGGGGTCGTTATATCAACTGGAAGTTTGCTGGTTTCGCTGCTCTTGTTCTTGCTCTTGCAGCAGTTATGGGTGAACTCAAAGAACCTGTGATGGAGTATCTCAAACTCACTGCTGCTCAGGGTACAGCAGCACTGTATACTGTGTCTGTTGTTGGATTCCTTGCGGCATTTGCTATGGGTTCTTCTGGTAAGTATGCTGGTATTGTTGCTCTTCTCGCTAAGGCATTTGGTCCTGGATACTTGACATGGTTCCTGTGTGTAGAGTATGCTGGATACATTATTTCACCGATGCATAAATGTCTACTGATCGGTCAACAATACTTTGGTACTCCTATCAAGACTTATTACAAAGTTCTGGGTTGGTTGATTGCTGCATTGTTGGGATATGGTACACTAACGTTAGTGTTCTAAATATTTGACCCCTTAGGGGTCTTATTGGGGAATTAGCTCAGTTGGTAGAGCATCGCCTTTGCAAGGCGGGTGTCAGGAGTTCGAGTCTCCTATTCTCCATTTTGCCCGTGTACTCCAACGGTAGAGAGGGTGGACTTAGAATCCATACAGTGGAAGTTCGAATCTTCTCACGGGCACTAAATAATTCAAAAAATGGCAAGTTCTGGTATTATAAACTTCCAGAGGAATTGGAGAGGAAGTGACCATAGAACGACAGTAAAGAAGAATGTTGGAATTTACACTAAGTCTGAGGATGGTACATATCAGGCAGCAGGTGCAATAAACGCAGGGACTCAAGTAACTTATATCGATTCTTTAACAGAAGATCATTTGAGAGCAGCATTTAGAACTGATGATGGAGAAGTTTTTTATGCAAACATTGATTATTTTGTTAAACCTGGAACAGAAAGGCAATCTGCATTATTGAGACCTTCTAGTTTTGGATTAAGTAATAGAACTTTTTTTTCTGTAACTGATTATTATAATGAATTAGTGAATGCACTTAATCGTAGAAATGATATTCCTGGAGAGTTATTTGATTATCTTTATGAGTTATTAGATTATGCTAATAGTGGTCTTGGTAATTATACTGGTATTAAATTTGATGGATTTCCTTGGGGTGAAATTCAAAGTTTTTATGCTGAAGTTATAGGACCGATTGCTTGTATAAAACGAGGGTTATTAAGTGGTTTAATAAACACTGCTGGTCTTGGTGGATCTTCAATCTATATGCCATCGGATAGTGAAAGATTATATGATTACAAATTAATATTAGGTAATGATGAACATTTAATATCTGCAAAATCTGCAAGAGGAGTATCAAACCAAGTTAAACCGCAGTTTGTTACTGCTGCCGCATTGAAAAGTGGAAGACTTGGATCATTACAATATACAAAAGAATTCCAATTATTAAATTTACTTGGAACTGAAAGTGTTGTTGCTGGTGCATTAAAAGGTTGGGGGATGCTTGAACCTGATGAAATAAGCGTTGCTGCCGCTCAATCTATTATTTCAGCATATCGTGGTGGAAATCACAGTGCTAGGATACCAAATCCAGAACTACTGAAACCTTTTATCGATAAGCATATTACATCTAAGAGAAATAATCCATCAACAGTAACTGTCGGAGAAGTTAGATACAAGTGTGAACAACTTATAGAGAGATGGTCTAAGAATGGAATACAGAACAATGTGTTGAAGCAAATATTTGAAATTTATTTGAACCAAACGAAGGTAATCTATGTTAAACTGGACTTGAATCAATCGACAGGGCGTCCTACCTTCACTGCCTCTTCTGGCGGTGGACCATCATTAACAAGAAACTTGTATCTAAGAACCTCAAACTATGCAACAAGAACAGAAGATAGAATTGGTTTCCAGGTAAGTTAAATGGAAAATTATATTAATCCACTCATTAAAAGTTTTAAAGGAAAAGATTTCAAAGATTTTGCTTTGTATGTTCACACATCGATGCAGAAAGAAATTGATTCTAGGAAGAAGAAACAGGATAAGGATAAATATATTAAGATTAGACAAAGTGTCTTAAATTACATTATTGCGAACGAAAGGGCAATAGTTACCGAACTTAAAAAGCAGAACCGTAAGTAATGAAAAGTTTTTTCCAATTTTTATCTGAAGCAACTGCTTCCCAACAAGCAGCAAGACTTGGGTTGCAGGGTGATGGGCACGGTGGGTGGTACAAAGACGGTGAGTTTGTTGCTAAAACTGAAAAGGGTAGACTGAAGTTTTATAACAAGCGTCAAGCAGTTGGTAAGGATCCTGAGCAGACAGAAACCGAAAAAAATATTTCCGATCCAAACTTTGTTGATCCTGCATTACAGCAGCAACAAGCACCTGCTCCTCAACCAGTAGCGCAAGAGGCACCACCAGTTAATTTCTTACCTGTCGAAAAAACAAAAGGCACACTAACGATTGCGTTTGGTCGTTTCAATCCACCACATTTGGGTCATCTTCAATTGATGGATACTGCTGCTGCTTCTGCAGAACAGGAAGGCAGTGATTATATGATTATCCCTTCTCGCACTCAGGATAAGAAAAAGAATCCGCTTGATGCTGATACAAAAGTTGCACTGATGAGATCGATGTTCCCTCAACATAGTGAAAGAATTGTAAATGATGCAAATACCAGAACTATTTTTGATGTTCTCAAAAAAGCACATAATGATGGATATACGAATGTAAGAATTGTTGGTGGTGCTGACCGAGTTAATGAATTCAATAAACTTGCCAACAATTACAATGGTAATCTCTATGCCTTTGATAATATTGAAGTAGTTTCTGCTGGTGATCGTGATCCAGATTCTGATGGTGTAGAAGGTCTTTCTGCATCAAGAATGAGACTTGCTGCTTCCGAAGGAGACTTTAAAACTTTCCGTTTAGGTATGCCACCTGATATGAGACCAAAGGATGCAAGAGCAGTCTTCGATACGGTTCGTGCTGCAATGGGTATCCAAGATCAAGTAGCAGAAGTTTGGGAGATTGCTCCTAAGTTTGATCAGAAAACTCTACGTGAAAATTACGTTAAAGAAGCAATCTTTAACATTGGTCAGTTGGTTGAAAATCTAAACACCGGATTGATTGGTCGTATTATTCGTAGAGGAACCAACTATCTTATCTGTGTTACCGAAGATCATATTATGTTTAAGTCTTGGATTAAAGATGTAATGGAAGCAAAACTTACAAATAGAAGTGGTGTTCCTGCTGATCAAAGACTTGTTGGAACTGATGCTTACAGGAAATATGTTGAGAGTATGGTTCCTGGATGTACTTGGGGAAGACAATTCATAAATAAGTATAGAAAAAAGTAAGTAATCAATCTTTCTCCAATGAGTAACAATATTTTTGAGGAACTTCCATCTAGAAAAGGTGGCGCTGCAAAACCTATGGGAGATGCTGCTGCTTCTATTGAGAAGAAGGCAAGACAACTTGTTTATGATTCTCGATATGAAGTGAAAAAAATGTTGGCAGGCAAAAAAGCAGATGCCGCAATGCAGGAAAGAATGGTTCTTGAAAGAATTGCAAAGTCAACCGCAGTCCCTGCTGTGAAGGCAAGAGCAAGACAGATGGTATCTAAAAAAGCTGCTGTCGCAGAAGATTTCATCCCAACAATCGAAGACGCTGCTGCAACTAGCATTGCAAATGCAATGTTTAAGGTTTTTGTAGAGGGTGTTGAGAAAGAAGTTGTTCTTGATTATCTGGAAGAACTAAATTCTGTTGGTGATAAGAAATATAAAATCAGAGTTACTGATCCTAAAACTGGTAACTCATATGTAAGATATGGAACTCGGGAAAAGATTACCCAACTCAGATCAAAAGGATTGAAAGTTGAACTTACTGAGTATGGTGAACCAAGAGAGGGTGAAAGAAAGAGGGGTGAAGAAACCGCACGTGCAACTGGTGGTGGAGGTAGAAAAGGAAGAAAGAAATTGGATCCAGTTGGAAGAGAAGATGCTGATGTTGATAATGACGGTAAGCGTAATGATCCAAATGATAAGTATATTATGAAGCGTCGTGCTGCTATTGGTGCAGCAATTGCTACAAGAAAAGAATCACTTGATCCAGTAGGACAAGAAGATGCTGATATTGATAATGATGGTGATACTGATAAGTCAGATAAGTATCTTCATAAGCGTCGTAAAGCAATTGGTAAAGCAATTGCAAAAGAAGATTATCTTTGGTCTGAAGGAACTGATAGTACCGAAGGTAAGAACAAATCACAGATTACTGGAAAAAATGTTGATAATTATGCCTCTGGTGCAATCAAAATTTCACCAGATGATGGAACTCAGATTGATGCAAAACCAAAAAATGTTTATGCTCATACTGAACTAGAAGGTGAAGTTCTTACCGAAAGGGCAAAGAGTAAGGCACAGCAGCGTTTTATGGGAATGGTTTATGCTGTTAAGAAAGGTGCAAAACCAATGTCACCAGAAGTAGCAGCTGCTGCTAAGGGTATGACTAAAAAAGAAGCGAAGAAGTTTGCTAAAACCAAGCACAAAGGAATGCCTGAAAAGGTAGAAGAGGCAATGCATTCACCAGCGGATGAAGAGAAGAAAGATACTCGTGGAGATTATGCAAAGGTTAACTTAGTTAAAAATAAATTAAGAGCAATGGGTGCTAAGAATCCCGTTGTTATGGTTGCTTGTGAGGAAACTGTTGAAGAGGGTGCAGGTCTGAGCATTGCAGCATCAAAGGCACTTGGTAAAGTATTTTCCAACAAGAGAACTTCTGAGGCGGAGGCAACAAAAGCGGCTCAAAAAAATATTACTGATCCAGTAGGATTTGCGATTAAGGGTGCTATTAAAGGTGCTGCCAAAACTCTTGGTGGAACTGCAGATAGCAATGAAAAGATGACTCAAAAGCGTAGACCACAAACTGATCTACAAAAAAGAGTTGCTGCCAAAACTCAGCAAGTTGTAAATCAATCTTATGAAATGGATGGTAATGTAATTTCAGAAAGAGAACATGAACCAGGTGAAGGACCACGCCAAAGATATGGTGATTATCACGGAAGAGATCGTGGAACTGGTGATGAAGTAAAGTTTGGTGGTGATTTTCAACCAGGTGGAAAATATGGACCACCCAAAACTCCTTTAAAACAAGCAAAATCATCAAAATCTAATAGAAATAAAACTGCTTGATTCTAAATAGCACAGGATACTCTTCACACGGAGGACATCATGGGCGCAGTAGTAGCAGTGGTAAAACCACTTCTCATTCAGGTTGCAACGCACCCTGCGGTTAAAAATCTTGTTGTTGAACTTTTAACTAAGTATGTGAAGTCCACTGATAATAGTATTGATGATGTAGTTCTTGAATTGGTTAAGGAGAAACTCTTTACACCACAAGCATGATCACTTGTTTTGTAACTAACTGGGGAGTAACCATTGTTCTTGGTCTATTGTTAACTGCATCCGAATGGTTAGCGAAAACAAAAAGATTTGAAGAAAATGGATTACTTGATCTTACGACTAATTTTTTAAAAATAGTATTGCGTAAGGAGACCAAAAAGTAAAGGTCTCCTTTTTTTATAAATATCAATATAAAGAATTATAGGTAAGGAAACATGTCTCTTTGGGGCAATAAAGATCTCGTTGCTAATACAAGCACTATCGCTGTTAATTTCAACACTTTAACTGTAACTGGTGCTGCTACAACCTTCTCAACAGCGGGTGTTGCTGAGGGAGATATTCTTGTAGTTGGCGCTGGTGCCACATTTGGATATGCTGTTGTAAAATCAGTAACTTCAAATACTTCTTTAACAATTCATTCTGCTGATTATTTTGTTTCGGGAATCACTACCATTGCTGCTGGTGCTTCATATTTCATTACTCAACTCCCAATCTATACATTGGGTGATGTAAGTTATGATGCGCCTAATGCAAAATCAAATAGAACTTCTAGTGTATTTGGTGTTGACACTACCGAACAAACAGTTGCAAATGCTGCAACTGGTGATGCACGTAAGTATGCACCTGCTCACGCTGGATGGGTAGGAGTCACTACTTATACTGATATGCACGGAAACCTAAGAGTTAAGACAGAAACTCTTGTTGCTGGAAGTATGATTACTACTGATGCCGCAGACGACGCTAAGTATCCAGACGCCTGATAATCTGGTATGAGATTTAATGAGTTGAATGAGGGCAATTATATGCTCTTTGCGATAAAATTCTACAATAATCCTCAGGCAGTCACCAGAGATGATTTTGAGTCGGATTTAAAACGCATTCGTTATATCAAAAGGTTATTGAAGAGATATAAGAACACTGGGGAATTGAAGGTTCATTTAATATTGAATCACCTCATTGTTCTGTTTAATGTCTTTGATGATGCGACTATTCCTCTATTATTCTATCATTTGGAAGAAGATCTTTGGTCTCCTATCAAAAGTTTTTTGGTGTTTTTGAATAGAGTTCCAGAATATCCAAAAACTAAACTTAATGAAATTAGTGTGGATGAAAACTGTTTAAAACAACTACAAACAATCTAATGGATATTGATAAGATAATTGATATTATTCACACTCTCAAAGAAGAGGGTGGTCCAACTATGAGTGTTGGTTCTGGCGGAATTGCAGGGACAGTTGAAGCAGGTGATGATCCACCAGTAGATTTAAGAAGAAGAAAAGAAAGGGGATGGAATATATTTTTTAGAGATCTTGTAAAACAAAACAAAAAAAGGAAAAAGAAGAAAAGGACTTCCTAAAATGTTCGGTAACGATTCTCGTGTGGAGATAGCAGTTTTGCAAGAAAGATTTAAGGCTCACGAACAAATAATGGAAAAGGTAGATACTGCCATCCAAACTCTAAGTGAGACAAATCAAAATATTTGCAAAATGCTTGCTGTTCATGATGAACGTTTAGATCAATGCAATAAAGACGATAGTGAATTATGCAAGAAAGTTGAAGATATGGAACTTAAAATTGATAACCTCTTTAAGTTTAGATGGCAAGTTGGTGGCGTTCTTGCCGTTGCTGCCGTGTTGATTGGAACAATCAATGCCTTTGTGCCAAAGTTGTTGACTCACAATCAAACCCCTGCTACAATAGAAAGAACGAAGTAATACTCCCTTCATAATGGATTTGGTTGATTCCAAGTATATTGGATTAGTTTCATCACGTCTTCAAAAATTTAAGAGGGTCAAAGCGGATCTCTACAACTTCCGCTGCCCTATCTGTGGGGACTCCCAGAAGAATAAAAACAAGACAAGGGGGTATCTATACCCCGTGAAGAATAACACCAACTTCAAGTGCCACAATTGTGGTGCCAGTATGTCCTTCAATAACTTTCTTAAAGAACTTGATGCCGTGCTGTATAAGCAGTACACGATGGAGAAGTTTAAAGAAGGTCATACTGGTAGAGGTTTCGTCGTAGAAGAACCTAAGTTTGAGTTTGCTAAACCAGTTTTTAAAAAGAAACTGGATTTACCCAAAGCATCTGAGGTGCAAATCGCCAAAGAATATCTAGAAAAAAGGCAACTTGATCCTGAAAAGTTTTATTTTGCTCACAAATTCAAAGAGTGGACAAACACTCAAAAAGTTACGTTCGACACTATTGGTAGGGATGAGAGTCGCATTATTATACCAATGTATGATGCTGATAGTAACTTGATTGGTTTTCAGGGAAGAGCACTAGGTCCAAACCCTGTTAAATATATCACTGTGATGCTTTCTGATGATGCCCCAAAAATTTATGGTCTTGACCAAGTGGATTCTTCGAAACCCATTTACATTGTTGAAGGACCCTTCGACTCCACGTTTGTACAAAATGCTGTTGCTATGTGTGGGTCCGACGTTGATATTGGGTCGTTTGGTTGGGGCGATTATATTTACGTTTTTGATAACGAACCTCGCAATCGAGAAATCGTCAACCGAATATCAAAAACCATCAACAGAGGCGACAAAGTGATTATCTGGCCAACATCCATTGAGCAAAAAGATATCAATGATATGGTGCTCGCTGGACTTAACGTTATGGATGTGTTAAAATCAAATACCTACTCAGGTTTAGAAGCAAAAATTAAGTTTAACAACTGGAAGAAAATATGAGCAACGGAACGAAAGTCGTTAAAAGGAACGGTAAAACTGAACCCCTTGATTTAAATAAACTCCACATTATGGTGGAAGAGGCGTGTAAGGACCTCGCAAACGTATCTGCATCACAGGTTGAGATGCAGTCTGGTATTCAATTTTATGATGGTATTACAACTGCGGAGATTCAGGAGATTCTGATTCGTTCTGCTTCTGACCTGATTGATCTGGATCATCCTAATTATCAGTTTGTTGCTGCTCGTCTGCTGCTGTTTGCTCTTCGCAAGCAGTTGTTTGGTCGGATGCACGAATGTCCAACCGTAAAGCAGCATGTAGAGCGTTGTGTTGATAGAGGTGTATATGATCCAGAGATTCTGTCGATGTATTCTGATGAAGAGTTTGATAAACTTGAGTCGTTCATTGATCATAGTCGTGACTATTTGTTCACTTATGCAGGTCTACGTCAAGTCGTTGATAAGTACCTCGTGCAGGACAGAAGCACTGGGGCACTTTATGAAACGCCACAGTTTATGTACCTTTTGATTGCGGCAACTATCTTCTCCAAGTATCCTAAGGAAACACGTTTAGACTACGTTAAAAAGTATTACGATGCAATCTCCAGACACAGAATCAACATCCCAACACCAATCATGGCGGGAGTGCGAACACCGCTTAGACAATATGCTAGCTGTGTCCTTGTTGATGTTGATGACACCCTCGATAGTATCTTTACTAGTGATATGGCTATTGGCAGATACGTTGCACAAAGGGCGGGTATCGGTATCAACGCAGGTCGCATCCGTGGTATCAACAGCAAAATTAGAGGTGGTGAAGTCCAGCACACTGGCGTTGTACCGTTTCTCAAAAAGTTTGAAGCGACTGTCCGTTGCTGTACGCAAAATGGCATACGAGGCGGAAGTGCAACAGTCCACTTCCCAATCTGGCACCAAGAGATCGAAGATATCCTAGTATTAAAAAATAACAAAGGAACCGAAGATAACCGTGTTCGTAAGTTAGACTACAGTATCCAAATCAGCAAACTCTTCTATGAACGATTCATTCAAAACGGAGAAGTATCACTCTTCAGTCCACACGACGTTCCTGGTTTGTATGATGCTTTTGGCACTGATCGATTTGACGAGTTATATGTATCTTATGAACGAGATACATCTATTCCAAGAAAAACTATCGGAGCTCAAGAACTCTTTCTGGACCTTCTAAAAGAACGTGCAGAAACTGGTCGTATTTACATTATGAATATTGACCACTGCAACTCTCACTCATCTTTCCTGGATAAAGTTGAGATGAGCAACCTGTGTCAGGAAATCACTCTTCCCACCAAACCACTTCAACATATTGATGATACTGATGGTGAAATCGCTCTCTGCATTCTTAGTGCAATCAATGTCGGGAAAATCCGTGACCTTGAAGACCTTGAAGTTCTCTGTGATCTTTCTGTGCGCTCTTTGGATGAACTTATTGATTTTCAAGGATACCCCGTCAGAGCAGCAGAAATCGCCACCAGAGCACGTCGTTCTCTTGGTATAGGTTTTATTGGTCTGGCACATTATCTCGCCAAGAATGGCGAACATTACGATGATCCAGGTGCCTGGAAACTGGTACATGATCTCACTGAGGCATTTCAATACTATTTGATTCAATCAACGGTAAATCTTGCAAAAGAAAAAGGTGCTTGTGAGTATTCGCATCGCACCAAGTATTCTCAGGGTATTCTCCCAATTGATACATACAAGAAGGATGTTGATGAAATCGTTCCAAACGAATTGAAGTATGATTGGGAGTCTCTTAGAGCACAGGTTCTACAATATGGGGTACGGAACTCAACACTGTCCGCACAGATGCCATCGGAGAGCAGTTCCGTTGTGTCAAACGCAACCAACGGAATCGAACCACCTCGCGGATACCTGTCCGTTAAGAAGTCGAAAAAGGGTCCTCTCAAACAGATTGTCCCCCAATATCAGACTCTTAAAAACAACTATACGCTTCTGTGGGATATGCCTAGCAATCGCGGTTATATTAATATTGTTGCTGTTATGCAAAAGTTCTTCGATCAAGCGATTTCTGGAAACTGGTCGTATAATCCAGAGAATTATGCCGATAATGAAGTTCCTACTTCAGTAATGGCACAAGACCTCTTGACTACATATAAGTACGGCTGGAAAACCAGCTACTATCAAAACACCTACGACAATAAGACTGATGAGGTAGATGAAACCCGTCAGTCTCTTGAAAACTTAATTTCCGATATTCTAGAAACGGAGGAGGAAGATTGTGAGTCTTGTAAGATTTAAAACAGGTTTGGAGGATAAAAAAGTGGTCGAATCAATGACCGTTTTCAATTCTCAAGAAGTAGATACCAAAAAACAACCAATGTTTTTTGGACAACCGCTAGGAATACAGAGGTATGATTCTTACAAATATCCAATCTTCGATAAACTAACAACACAGCAACTGGGTTATTTCTGGAGACCCGAAGAGGTATCTCTTCAAAAAGATCGTAGCGATTATCATATGCTACGCCCAGAGCAAAAACACATTTTCACCAGCAACCTGAAGTATCAGGTTATGTTGGACTCAGTTCAGGGTCGTGGTCCTGGTATGGCGTTCGCGCCTTACTGTTCCCTTCCCGAACTGGAAGCGTGTATGAAAGTATGGGAATTTATGGAGATGATCCATTCCCGCTCATACACATATATTATTAAGAATGTATACTCGGACCCATCAGAAGTTTTTGATACGATTCTTAAAGAAGACCGTATTATGGAACGTGCTGTGAGTGTAACTCAGGCATACAACGATTTCATTAATAGTGCTCATCAATATGACACTTCTAATGAGTGGGTTCACGCATTAGAACAAGTTCCATACGCACAAGAGGCAAGGTATGAACTCAAACGGAAACTTTTCCGAGCAGTTGCAAACGTTAATATTCTTGAAGGTATTCGCTTTTACGTCAGCTTCGCTTGTAGTTTTGCGTTTGGCGAACTCAAACTTATGGAAGGAAGTGCAAAAATCATCTCCTTGATTGCACGTGATGAGAACCAGCATCTGGTTATCACCCAAAATATTATGAATAAGTGGAAGGAAGGTGATGATCCTGAAATGGCACGTATTTCCAAAGAAGAGGAACAATGGGTTTATAAGACCTTTGAGAATGCTGTGAATCAAGAAAAACTCTGGGCAGAGTATCTGTTTAAAGATGGTTCGATGATTGGTCTCAATGACAAACTGTTACAGCAGTATGTTGAATGGATTGCGAACCGTAGAATGAAAGCAATTGGACTTAAACCACTCTATGATATTTCAGCAAAAAATAATCCACTTCCTTGGACAGAGCATTGGATTTCTTCGAAGGGCCTTCAAGTGGCACCACAAGAAACCGAAGTTGAATCCTATATTGTCGGAGGAATCAAGCAAGATGTCACAGAAAATACCTTCTCAGGATTCCAACTTTGAGTGGGATAAAGAAGAAATGTTGAACGCTTATAGGCGTGCAGCAGAATATGATGATTTTATGTTTGGTGATTTTGATTATGAAAAAGAGTGGTTAGGTAAACTTGATGATGATGTGAAATGAGGGTCTTCGGACCCTCTTTTTTTATAAATACCTAAAAAGGTAGTCAATAGGCGATGAAGTCGTTTCAGAATTTTGCTGTTAATATAGAAGAAAAGAGAACTACTCCTGGATTTGGTTCACCTTCTGGTTATGATGCTCAGGGCGAACCAATGTATACAAAGAGACCTGGACCAAAAGAACCAGGTCGTAGAGCAACTGTTCAGAAATCTCCTAAAACTGTTACGCAAGTTAAAGGTGAAATTAAAGCGGCAAAAAGATTTGCTGGTGTAAGATCTGGTGGTTTAGATACCAGAACTGTACCATCTTTTGTAACTGATAAAAGAAACGCAAGAGCAAATAAATTACTTGGACCGAATCCTTGGGATATGCCAGGTGGTGCTAGTGGGGGTCAAAAGACTTTTGAGCGTGGGATGAGAAAACTCGTTGCTCTATCTGGTCCTTCGAGGGGACATAAAGAGAGAGCACTCAAAGATTTTATTAATCAATCATCAAAAAAACTTGGAACAACAACTGATGAAATTATTGCATCTATGTTGAGAGGAACTTCTGCAACTCGTATTGCAGATCCATTACCAGCAGCACCAGATCCATGGAAACCATCTGAGACTGCAACACCTCCACCAAAACCAAAACCAGTAAGCCAGGCCGCAGCATCTGAAAGACAAGCAGAATATAGAAAGGCACAAAAAGCAGCACCTACTCAAAGACCAACTACTTCCACTGGTGGTACTCCAAAAGCAGTTTCTTTCTCAACTCCAACTAGATCAAAGTCCACTGGTTCACCAAGAACTTCTGTTATTGATGTAACTGCAAAAACCATTCCTGGAACCAAAGTTGCAGAACCAAAACCAAAGACATTACCAGGTTTAAAACTTAGTACAGAACCTGCTGGTCCTTTGGTATCAAATCGCCCAGGCGAATCAAAAACGATTAGACCTCAAAAAGGACCTGGAAGAACTGGTGTTCTTGGTAAACCAAAAGCAGGACAAATGACAGGTGCAAAGATTGAACCTGTTAAAGTTGTAGATGTTACAAATAAACCAAAAGTTACTACAAGTTTACCAAAACCAAAAGTTACTGCTTCTTCAAGCAAACCTACAATTGCTACCGCAACAACATCACCGAAAGTAAAACCACTTCCAAAATTAAACTTAGATAAGTATAAAGCACCAACTGTTAATTTGGGAACTCTGAGAGCAGTATCAGCACCAAAACCAGCAGTAAGTTCATTATCAAAAACTACACAGTCCCAAAAACTTGCTGATACTGTAGTTAAGGCAGCGAAGCAAGTTAGATCTGAAATTGCTGCCGAAAAAGCAGCAGAAAGAGCAAAAGTAATGAAAGGTATCGGTACAGCAGGTAAAGTGCTTGGTGTAGTTGGTACGGGAATTGAAGCAAAGAAAGGGTATGATATTGCAAAATCAATGGGTAGTAGCCAAAAGAGATCAGTTGGTGCTGGTGCTGCAAGAGCAATCGGAAGTGGATTAGGTGGTGTAGTTGGAGGTACTCTTGGATCAGTTGCTGGTCCAATTGGATCTGCTATTGGTGCAACTGCTGGTTTAACAGTTGGTGCTGAGTTAGGATCAAAAGCATATAATGTAATTACTGGTGATCCAAAGAAAAAAGTAACAACTCAGGGTGTTCTTACTAATATTAGAAAGGCAGTACCACAATCTGTAAGAGCACAAGTTCCAGCAAATGTAAGAAAGGGATTTACTGATTTTGTTAAGTCTGCTGGAAGAACATATGGAGATTGGCAGAGATCTCAACAACAGGGAGCAAACAAATGAAAACTTTTAAACAATTCTATTCAGAAGCATATCAGATAAACGAATTTCAAATTGGAAATCCATTACAAAATCCATTAGTTAAAAAAGTAACTCAAAATCCACTAGTAAGAAAAGGTACTAATTTTGCTTTGAGAGCGTCTGGTGCTGTTACAGCATTGGACCCAAAAGCATCTGCAGGAGATAGAGTTGTTGGTGCTTTAAGTGCCGCTAAGCCTTATCATCCAGCAACTCTTGCCGCATCTATTGCTGTTCCAGTAGCCTTAGAAGTGGCCAAAAGAAGAAGAGCAGCGCAGCAAGCAAGATACACAAGTCTTATTCCATCTGGAAAAACTGATGTCTCAGGAAAGCCAGCACAAATTAGACCACTGAATAGATAGTACTTATAAATATTTTTAAGTAGAAATAATCCTTTTTTTAAAATGACTCCAAAGGTAACGCAAGGACTTGCAGAAGCATATAAGTCAATTTACTCAGATTCAACAGTAGTACAAGAGGAAACTGTTATTGATGAAATTGAAGATATTTTTGAAGTTAACGAAGAAAATCTTCTTGAGTCTGTAGAAAATTATCTGATGTTATGTGGATTTGCTAGCACTCAACAGCAAGCAAAAAATATGATTCCTCATTTAAGTGAGAGTTGGTTTAATGATATTGCATCAACAATTATTATATCCGAGCAAATTATTAACCATTTCATCGAAAATGGATATGATGCTAATGAAATCACCGAAGAGCATTTATATGAATTTTGTATGAATGAGAGTTTTGATTTATCTGAGGCGAGTGTAAATTTTGGACAACTTGCTAATCTATTAACTAAAGCAAAAGGTGCTGCAACTAGTCCAGCAACACGCCAAGCTGCAACTGGACTACTTCAAACTGGTCAGAGAGCAGTGCAGCAAACTGGTGGACCTATTGTGTCTGGTGTAACACGCAGAGTTCAATCTGCTGCTCAAACGGGACAACAAGCAGTTCAACAAGCATCTCAGGCAGCAGCACAAGGACCAAAAGGTCCAATAGGCAAGACACTTGCAGGTGTAAAAAAAGGTCTTGAAGTTTTAACTGGAGCAAAACCAGGTAGCGGATCTAGAATTCGTCGTAGTCTAATGGTAGGTGGTACCGGTGGTCTTCTTGCATCTACTGGATTGGGTCAAGCAGCTCTTAATACTGCTGGAAGATTTATTCAAGGTGGTGTTTCTGCTGTAATGGGTGGTGAAAAACCAAAACCCGCACAAAAACCAGAAGAAAAAAAATCAGGATTAGATTTAACTCCACAAGGAACTATCAGACTAAGATGATGAATAAAAACATTCAAGAAAATAAAGAACCAGTTTTTGCTCCTAAGGGTGGTAAACCAGGATACATTGTAAATGGTAAGTGGTATCCTGTAGATAAGCAAGATCTTAATACTCCTCAACTAAAAGCAGAACTCGAAAGATATGCTAAATCGAGAGGAAAATCCCAACTTGAAAAAGATCAAGCATCATTGAATAAACCAAAACCAGCACCTGCTAAACCAGCACCTGCTAAACCAGCACCCGCTCCAACACCTTCTGGTGGTACAGGAGGTACTGGATCAGCACCTGCTAAACCAGCACCAACGCCTTCACCAGCGCCTTCTGGTGGCGGAGGAGGAGGCGGCGGTGGAAGTACCCCAGCACCAGCACCTTCTGCACCTGCTAAACCCGCCCCTACTGCCCCTAAACCCTCCCCAGTGGCAGATTATATGAAGGCAGCAGCTGCCGCTAGAAAGAGCGGAGACCCCGCTGAGATGGCAAAGGTAAGGGATATGGGTATGGATATTTGGAGAAAGTCCAATCCAAAACTTGCTGCCGCTGCTGATGAAAGAGCAAGAATTCGTGGAACTGCTCAGACTGATAATCCTCTAATGAAGGATATGAGATCTAGACTTCCTGTTACTCCAACTGTACAGGCACCAGCAGTTAAAAATCTTGGATCTGGTCAACAATCATTGTCTCAGAATACGTTTGCTGGAAGATCGCCAGAACCAGCACCTACACCAACTCCCAAAGTAACTATAAGCACTGATAAAGAAATGGCAAAAACCTCAGATGCACTTTCAAAAAATCCTTTGAAAAAGGAAGTGAAAAAGGAAGCATATGATGTTGTTCTGGATTACATTCTTTCAGAAGGTCACGCCGAAACTCTTTCGGAAGCACATTATGTTATGATGCAAATGGACGCTGAGCATATTCAAAACATTATCCAAGAACGTGCTTGGTGGGATCCAGCTGGTCTCTTTATGGATAAGAGAGCAAGAGAAGTTGAAAAGGCAAAGTCTTCATCAACTGGCGGTGGTGCTTCATATAATCCAAACACTGGTAGAACATATAATCCATCTGCAAAAAATCAAACAAGAGCAACTGGCGTAATTGCTCCAAAAGGTGGTGTTGTTGGTACAATGGAACCAGGAAAACCATCAACTTGGCAAAGATATGCACCTGGATCTGATCCTTATAGAAGACAAAATATTGACCGTTACGTAACTGTTCGTGGTCGTGATCAATTGCAAATTGACGCTCTTGCTAATCGTGCAATGAAAGATAAGGCAAGAAGAGATGCTGCTGCTGATGCCGCTATTGATAGAAAGTATGGAGTAAATGAACCGCCCGGAGATGAGTTTGCTGGTGCTCGTAAGAATACTCGCACTATTGCACAACCAAGACCAGCAGCAGCACCTAGAACAACTTCTAGACCTGCCGCTACTGCTACTGCTCCTGCTGCACCAAAACCAAAACCACAACCACCAACCATTCAATCCAAGAATGTAACTGCTACTGGAACTTCTTATGAAAGAAGAACTCCAACATCAGCAGAACTTGCTGCTTCTCGTGCAGCAGGTGGTGGTGAAGCGGGTATTAAAGCAGCAGTTGATGTTGCCAAGACTAATAAAGTTGCAGCAACTTCACCAACTCCTGATCTGAAACCAGAAGCACCTAAGAAGAGAGAAAGTCTTGCTGCTCAGGTGAAAGAACTTCAAGGAATGCGAAAGGCGGCAGAAGAAAGAAACAAATGATTTCAAGAGGGTTAACAACCCTCTTTTTTTATTACCTAGTAACAGATTTCTTAACTAATGCAGTGCCTTCTACAACTCTTGTTGTAGTTCCAGTGGGACTGTTTAATAGTAAATCGTAAAAATATTTTCCTGGTTTGATTGCCGCACTTTGAGTTGAACCAAGAGAAATGGTAACTCTACCAGTATTTCTTTGGTTTGCAAATGTAACTGTAAAGTCTGCGGTTTTTGAAGAAGACTCATACCTTTTCAGTTGAGCACATCCATTATATCCAGTCAAATTTAATGCACTATTTGTTTTATCATCTTCAAGTGCAAAGGTCTGATCAAAATCAGTTCCAGTGTATATGACTAGGTTTGCCGTATATGTGACTGCCATCGGTTTTTGAAATATTTATGGCAAATCAACTAGAAAGGGAGTAATCCAATCTTCATTTGAATTGGTTACTGTGGTAATTGTTATACCTCTTGCATTTAATTTTGAAACTAAAAGTTCATATGATGCTTGAACGGTTGCTTGAGTCATACTACCAGAATTATCAATAAACAATGCGATTGAAGATCCTTCTGGAACATTTTCAAGTCCACAAATTGCATACCAGTCAGACGCAAGAGCAGCATTTCCATTATCCCTATTGACTTGAACTGGACCAAATGTAAGACCATTTGCATTAGATCCAACATTTTTTGACGTATCGTTAATTGTGACTGAATCTGATGTTGCAATTACAGTTCCAGTAATTGAACTTCTACGAATTTCAATCTGGAATATATCAATTGATTCGGTAGAACGGTCTGCCGAGATTGTTCTAATAATCGTTCCCGTGTTATTGTTTACAGTAAATGAACCACTTATAGCAGCATCAGTAAAGTCGGAAGCGGATAAAGTTCCAGATACTTGTAAAGCAGTCCAATATAATACTGTTCCATTTGGAACACCAGCAGTTGTAACAGTAAAAGTTACTGATGATCCTTCATTAACAGATGTTGCTGATGGTATGACTGAATATGTTGGTACTACATCAGCAACTGTAATTGTTGAACTTGTTGCAACAACTGATCCACTAGTTGAACCAGTTCTTACAACAAATGTAAATGATTCATTTCCTTCTGTAAGGATATCATTTGCAAGGGTTCTCGTAACAGTTGCAATACCAGTTGTTGCTCCTGTGCCAACAATACTAAAAGATCCAGTTAGTGAATTATTAGAGAAGTCAGCGGCTTCCATACTGCCGCCAGTACTATAATATAAAGTAGTACCATCCCCAACATTAACAGTATTAACTGTAAAATTAACAGATCCACCCTCATTAACTGTTGATGTTGAAGCACTAATTGTATAAGATGGTTCTCCTAAGTTGGTAACAAATATTGTATTTGATGTGCCAACAATTGTACCAGTTGTAGAACCAGTTGAAATATTAACTTTAAATCCTTCAGTAAATTCATTATATAATGAATCTGTTGCTAGTGTCTTTGAAAAAGATCCAGATCCATTTGTTACAACAAAGGATCCACTTAAAGATCCATCTAAAAAGTCTGCGTTTGAAGTATTACCAATAATATTATAGTATAAAGTTGTTCCAGAACCAACGTTTGTAGTAGTAACAGCAAAAGATACTGTTTGCCCCTCATTAACTGTTGTTGCAGATTCTGTAATACTATAAGTTGGTGGATCACCTGGTAAGAACAGACCTCCACCTAATCCTAATACTGTAAGTGAAGTATCTGTACCTAATCCGATTACTGAGTTTAGTCCAAATATTTGATTCTCATATCTAATTCCTTGTCCATCTCCAACAAAGTCTAACTTATATCCTCTGTAAGATTTTATTCCAGCATCACCAGCAGTTCCAACACCAATGATAATTGAATCATTTGGTAGTGCAGGAACATAAAATAGTTGCTTTTGTTTTAAGACTGTTGATAATCCAACTTTTTCCCCATCATCAAATATAATAACTCTTGTTATTTGTGAGGTATCAATTCCGGAAGATATTGATAGGATAGTATTTTGAATATCACCAAGAACACAAGTTTGTATTCCACTTGTGAATTTTTGTTTGTTTGCTCTTAAATAATTTTTAAATGTAATTCTATTATTACTAGTTGGTTTTGGCATTATAGTATCGCTCCAAGTGCTGCCGCAGCAAGAACTGTTCCAAGAAGAAGTGTATAATCTTCTTGTATTGGAAGATCTGGTGCAAAGTTATTAGCGTTTCCAACAGCATAAGATGCTGTTGCAACTTCTATTGTCACTTCTGGATATCCTGGAAGGTGTCCATATGGAAATGTATATTTTGTTTTTATTGCTTGTTCCCACCACTGCCACTTTAATAGGTTACTACCATAACCAGTTCCACTTAAATCTGCACCATACCAATCTTGTCTTATAAATCCAACTTCACCAGGAGCACCATTACATACTACTGCCAAATTACATATTCTTCCAGAAATTCTTGTTGATACATTAGTGGTTGGATTTTTAAAATCCACCATTGCAAATGGACCAAGAGAAAGATTTGCCTCCGTTATTCTCTGGGCAAAACTAGTAAAGGGTCTTGGATAATTTCCACCTCCACCAAAAGTCCAACTATTAGGATCAGCGGGCAAAGTTGTATTAACTGGTGCATAATTTGGAAGAAATCCGAATGGATCTGGACCTGAACCAACTTCTATTGAATTACAAATAAAATCTGGCATTGCAAGTAATGCCGAAAATGGTATTAAACCTCTAGCAACAGCATCAAAGAAAAGTGTGGGGTTATTATCATATAATTCTTGTGGGGTAAATATTTTACGAAATTTCATTGGTTCAATGAGTCCAATGTTTGTTACATTTTGCCCATTTACTTGTGCCCATCTAAAAAGGTTGAAAGGAACACCATCATCAACGTAGTTTGCTGCTGATGCTCCAAAAAGCATTTTTGCTATATTGTTAACATCACCTTTGAGTTGTGCAAGAGGTGTTAAAAAACTTCCAGCAGCAAGACCAATAAAAAATTTAGCAACTTGTGCAAGAAGACCGCCAGGAGAAGTTGCTTGATCTATAGTTGGCGCTGCACCAATATCATCTAAACCTGTAAAAAGATATGTATCTGTTATTGTTAAATTTCCGTTTGCATCCCAATTGAATGAATTTGGTCCTGCTCCTAAATTGAAAAATGTGTTTTGAACTCCATCTATGTTTGTCGAATTTGCCTTATAACTTAAGTAAATACTATTAGGATCTGCATCAGATCCAAGAGATTTTGCAAATAATTCATTCACAGCAGAACTGTAGTTAATTTCAACAGGATTATTTTCTGTACCATATCCATCATTACCTTGATATGTAACTTGTTGAATATAATATTGTGCAAGAGTTAATCCTGCTGTTGCCAATCCTTCAATACTAGTGGCAACAGTATCTGCAACTTTTGATTCAATAGTACCAGATATGTAAGCTTCGTTCACAATTTCCTGAGCAGCTGCTCTTATATCTGCTTCGCTAGTAATGATATTTGAATATGTAAAATCTGCGTCATCATCTGGCATTATGCCACCGTTTGGAAATCCTGTTTGAGACATCTTAGATCAGCGGTGAAATGTTTACGGTTGTTTCAGTCAAGAAGTTATCAGGACAAGCAAGTTCATCATAGTTAGTATTATTTACACTACTACCATACCCAACAACTGTTGGTTGTAAAAGATAAAAAGTTCTGTTTGGATATGAAGTTCTAAACTGACTCCATAAGGTTGCCATTCCAGATGCTGGTGTATTACTATTCTCATCAATTACAGCAATACAAAGTCTTTGAGCACTGGTAGGTGTTGAGAATGAGCAACCAGTTGAAATTCCTGCACGTGCGTTTATAATTCCTTCGACAACGATGGATTTATCACCATTCGGTTTCGTCATCAAAATATCATAGACATATCTTCCAGGTTTTAATCTGGTAGTTGTCCAACTAGGAATTGATATTTTAATTTTTCCATTCTTTCTATCTGGAAATCCAACAACAAAACTTACCGATGTATTACTATCTCTATGTTTTCTGAGACTTGATGCTGCCGAATATCCAGTTAGATCAATAACCTTACCACCACTTTGATACAAATCATAGGTTTGTACAAAGTCTGTTCCTATATTGATAGTAAGATTATTTACATATACCGACATCGTTTTCTAAGTATTTATGGAGTCCAGTTGGGTGTAGAAACTGTATATGAATATGTCCCTGATGTCACTAGATCTCTTATTGCAGTATAAAGTTCATCAGATGGCGATTGGAAGCTGCCATTGACATCTGCGTTAACAAATATTACTCCATTACCAACCTTTTCATATGCCACAGTTACGTAACCATTTGCGGAGGTTTCATATAAAGGAATTCCATAATTCAAACTATTAGTTGCTGAATGATTTAATGTTTGTGGAAAAAGAGTGCTGCTTGTAATTCTAGTTGTTGTAGATGCTACACTTTGAATATTTTGAACTCTTATTGATGTTCCTAATAATGCTAATATTTGATTACTTTGAGTTTGGTTACCGCAAGCAGAACCCCATTCGTGCCTATACCAAACGACGCCACCATTATTAAGATATGAATTAATTTTATTTAAATATTCAGAATTATTTAAATTTGATAATAACTGAGTCATATTTCCACATCGATCCATATACCCAAAAACTACAACTCCATAATCAGAAATACTATCAATATTAGTTGCTACTATAGTTGTACTTGGAGTTACAGCGCCTGCTCCAACTATTTGACTATCAGTTTCAATGGCACCATACTTATAAAGATATTGTGTTTTTATACATCCGGTAGATATATCTTCCGTTGCAAGAACATTACCTTCAATTACGATTGATTTTTTAGTGGTGTTATCAGTGAATAGTACATCATAAACATAACGACCAGGTTTAATCTCTGCAGTTATTGTGGATGCTAGTGATACCCTAATTCTTCCATTTGCCCTATCAATGAATCCTACGTTAAATTTTGCGGTTGGATTTAAACTTTCTGGGTGCTTACGAATATATGAAGACGCTGCATATCCAACCAAATTTAATGGTGTGCCGTCAATATTGTCTAGGTAAAAGTCTCTGGAAAAGTATTCCCCAGTGTTAATGGTGATATTATTAACGTAGACAGTCATTATTATAAGACTTTATTGAGTATTTATCAAGAGCTTGACAAGATCCCAAAACATACCTAGAATCTCTTTGTTCCCGTTGAAGGATAAATAATAGCTCTTAATGATTACTATATGAGCTATGATAATCCTTGGAAATATAATGGGGAAATTTTTGATACTGATAATATTGGTGAGTACTTTGGATTTGTTTACTGTATAAGCAATAAGACCACCGGTAGAAAATATATTGGAAGAAAATACTTCTGGTCTTTCAGAACTCCGCCAGGAAAGAAAAGAAGAGTAAAACAAGAATCAGACTGGAAGAAGTATTATGGTTCTTGTCCAGAATTAAAAGAAGATATTAAAAAGCACGGCAAAGAGATCTTCGGTAGAGAAATATTAAGTCTTCATAGGGCAAAAGGTGACTGTAACTAT